AATTCAAATGCCACTGTATCTTCTAATGCCTCAAATTGATGAAATTCTCCGGGAGCGACTTTGGTATATGTCCCATCTGTCAACACGGTTTCGTCAATTAAATCATAATTATTTTTCCATACACGAATCACCAATCGTCCTTTTTCCACAAAAAATCCGTTCCACTTAAACTTGTGTTTATGTTTAGAACAGACTCCTCCTTTTTTAATATCTATACGATGGAATTCTAAAACACCATTCGCTTCTAATAATTCAGTTCTTCCCCAAACCTTGCCTGCAATCATATCGACCTCATTAAACTAGTATTTAATCATATCAGTTTATGTAACTGTAAAATTTCGCTCTGTCTGCTGACCTCTTTGACAAAATATACGCAAGGGGGATTTTCACCGTCGTGCAGGGGCACAGTAAGAAATTGACCATTTTTCATCTTAGGGAAATACCAGCGTACATCCTGGAAGATATTGACGATTTCTATAGGCATAAATTCGGCTTTGAAGCCTTTGATAGGATTAAACACCAGCGCATCGAATCCTCGTTCATTGATGCTGGTTAACGGAAGAACTTCGGGGTCTAGCCCGCATTCTTTGTCCCCTACCACCATGCACCAATCTAATGGCATCTGTATCTCATATCCCCCGACTTTCAGCAATATCGCAGGACTGTTAAAGCTTTCTAGAAATATCAACGGCATGAAAAAGAAATCTGGTTCTTGCGGATTTGAATTATCTAATACTGAAAATCTAGTATCCTCATCTACTTCGTCGGGTAGCTCGTTTAGATCAAATGCTTTATTAGTTAATGTTAAAATTCTCATTTCTTTCCTCAAAATATGCTATGGTATCACTTTTCCATTTTTTCACTGTGAATCCTAAATCTAACAGAAGAAGTGCTGCATCATCTGCTTCGTTTCTTTTGTTTTCGAAAAAAATTGTTGGCCTAAATTTTTTTATAGTTTTTATTCCACCAGTAATGACTCTAAATTCGTATTGTTCCACATCTATTTTGATAAAATCTACATTATCAAATTTAAAATCATCTAATCTTTTTATCTGTACTTTAAATCTTTCCCCACTAGTCCAATCTTTATTCCTTATCTCGGATATAGATCCGTGTTCAGGATTACCTGTGAGATTGTTTATAACAAGATCTTTTATTTCTTCAGCATCACCTAATGCCACATTAAAACAGATAAGTTTTTCATTTTTAATTAATTCTTTATAACTGTTTGGATTGGGTTCGAAGCAATAAATTTTGTCGAACACATTAATGAATGGACGAGAAGTGTGTCCAACGCTAGCGCCGATGTCTATATACGTTCTAAAATTTTTAATATATGGCATAGCCCAGTCGGATATTTTTCTTTCACTCATATGATTACCTTGGTTATCGTAAAAGGATATCGGGCATCCTTGTAATATTTTTTCCGTTCTGTTAAGTGTCTCTTGGCATACTTACAAGTTGATGTTATATCCCAGATCTGTACAAAGTCTTTGTCTTCAGCCTTGCGTATTCCTCTGCCGATACTCTGGATAACGCGGACAAAACTCTTACCGGGTTCCAGCAATACGAGATTAAAAATACGGGGAATATTAATGCCCACCGCAGCAACCCCGTAAGTCGCGATGATAATTTTATTATCGCTGGTCTTAATTTCATCATATTCTTCTTTCCTATCATCTAGTTTGACCGCACCGCTGATGAACACCGCATCTTTTATGATCTCTATCAGTTTCTTGCCGGTGTCTATCCTATTGACTAACACTAGTGTATTGCCAGTATTCGAGATTTCTTGTATCTTGTTGGCTATCCAAGCAATCCTGTCATTGTCCGTAACTAACCAAGTGTATTCTTCTGCATAACTTCGAAACATCTGCACATCTGTGGTCTGAAGTATGTTGATATGTAATTGTGCTAACACGTCTTTCTGCTGTAGATCATGGGCACTGACCTGATTGATCACCGGTCCTATGCTGGCTAAGAGGCTCTGATATTCCCATTTTTCTTTAGGCACAGTTCCTGTAAGCCCCCACCTTATCGCGCAGTTTTTAAAATTCTGTGTCAATAATTTTGTCAGCACTTCTGCCTTGGCCTGATGGACTTCATCTATAATAACCGCACAGACTCCTTCGCAGAATTCTGCTAGACCAAGGCTTTCTTCGTCATGACTTTTCTTTTCTAGAATGTTTAGGCTCTGCCAAGTGCAGATAGTATGTGTTCTGCCAAGCTCTTTCCTGTCACCGAAATACACGCCAACATCCAAACCTAGATTTTTGTAGTCCTCTTCAGTCTGGACAACAAGCGATTTGTTCGGAACAATAACCATCGTACGGCCATACGGTTCACAAAGATTCGATAACGTCGCTGTAGTAATTGTTTTACCTGCACCTGTAGCTACCTCCTGTAATGATTGTGGGTTTTCTAAAAATTTATTGACCACATCGTATTGATAATCTCTCAGCACGATAGGCTCACCTGCTTCGACATGGCCTTCTGGCCAAGTCTTACCTTTTTCCTTCCAATAGTTCTCATCTATCGGTGAAAATTTATATTGGTGCGCCTGCCTTAGATCATCGACATCGATATCGTAACCCGACTTTTCTATGATAGGCAAGATAGTATCGAGGTGAGCCAGATATCCCGTGCCACCGATACCGAAAAATGTCTTGGTGCCATCCCATCGGCCTAGTTTGTATGCTGGCATATGGCGGGCATAGGGAAGATCGTATTTCAAAGCATTGACGATTTTCCTCCGTGTTTCCACGTCTAAGCCATCGATCTTGATGTTGACTTCGTCTCGTATGATTAATTTACAGCTCGACAATTCGTTTTCCTTTCGGTTCGGCAGGACGTATATCACCTAGATATATGCTGAGACTGCAGCTGTCTATCCAGTCTTTTATCCCCTGGCTGACATGGGGATAAAGATTGTTTGTTACTACGATTTTAACATCATCCGGATCTTTAAACAACCACTTGGCAGGTTTATGTTCAAAGATGAAAATCCGTCCTTGATCTATCTTACCACCGACCCCGGCTGCTTTGACCCATTCGTTGATACCCCTGCTTTCTTCTTTGCTGTCTCTGAAACAGACCTTGATAAGATCTCGAGAAACGCCATTTTTTTCTGCATCGACGACGAACTGCTGAAGCCAGTTTAATATCTTTGATGTGCGATCTAATATTATAACTACTTTGCTGTCGAGGTGATTGTAAAGGCAGAAAAAATCATCGTTGTTCTTTATCCAAAATGTGTTTTCTTTGCTGACCGCGATTTTTTCTATGAGATTTTCTGGAGTTTTATTTAGAAAACAGCCCATGCTTTTGGCCAAAAGGAGATCGTCAAAATGTTGATGGGCTCGGTTATCGACCCACCATGACAAGGTCGATGAAGGCACATTTTTTAGTACGATTTCGTCATCTATGATTTCACAGCAGGGCGTGATATTTTCGCAATTTTGCCAGATTTCTTCCACATCCGCCATAACAGACATGAATGTTTCGTCTATCTCGAAATCGTGTCTGGCAGCGAATTCGTATAGGTGTATGAGATTGTAGTCGTATAGATTTAATCTTCTGATTTTGTTTTCATTGTCCCAATAATTCGATTTGTAAGTCGGTGATTTACCATCGTCTATTTGTTTTTCAAACTCGGATTTTAGTTGATAAGGAAATTTCAGGCAGATTTCGATCACGCCTGATTGATTTTTTTCCACATAGATTTTTTTCGAAAGGTCTAACTGTCGGAAAGGCATTTTCCAACAGGCATGTATCAACAAATCTGTATAATCGTAGCCTGCCACGGCCGAATTTTTTTTGTATTTTTCTAATATTTTGAGGATAAAGTTCGCTTGGTTCTTTGTTATCTGTTCTCCACCGATCAACTTTGTATAAAAACTGTCTATAGGAGAATAATCCTGATACTGGATAGGTAAATTCTGAGATAATATGTGATCTCTAAATTTTATAAAGATATCTTCTACGAATGACGTGGTGGACATTTTACAATTATAAATTAATTACTGATCAAAGTCAAGATTTTTCAAAAAATCTCGATAACCGTCGGATAGGAACGCCCTGTCGTATTTCTTCCACGGTCCATTCGGTGTGACATAGTTTTAAAAACCAATCTTCTCGGGGAAAATATCGTAGATTTTCTATATTGCCTAGATCGTTAGATAATTCTCCTGCTAGGCTGCTGGAATCACAGATCACTGGAACTCCTTGAATAGCAGCCTGTACGGCCGGACCGCTGTTATGATTGATCACACAATGGTATTGATAGAAAATGTTGAAATCGTCATAGGTGTTGGGAATTTTTTGAGGAGATTCTAAGATAACATTTGGTATCTTGATGCTGAAAGGATTTCTAGGATGAGGTCTAACTATGATCCTCCTGGAAGTCTGTGGTTTTATCTGCTCTATGACAGTCTCTACCCACTTTTTCATGGTAGGCATCCCCCGCCATTGCAGGCTTCGCTCGTGTTGCGCAGCGATTAGGATCTCACCTCTGCGTTTATCTTGATAAAGGGATAGATTCACCCCTAACTTATCGGGTCTGCCTGGATCTAGATCACTATCGTTACCAAACGATCCTAGAGAATTTATGTTATTCAGAGAGATTCTCCAGGTTTTGTTCCTAACAAGATTGCCTACCTCTATTATTAGAACTGGTTTGTTTTCTGTCCGTGCAGATTCGTAGACAGTTTCGTTGTGCAGCATCCTACCTTGGAAAAGCACCGACCAAATTACCGAGATATCCTCGCCACGATCAACGACGTCGTGACCTTGATTTCTTATCCCTTGTTCTAAGGCAGCG